CTGCGGTCGGGTCCGTTAAGAAGTTAGTATCGCACGCGTTGTCCGGCTCGGAGCGAGCCGCCGGTTCGATAGCCAAGACAGTTCGAAGAGCGTTGTCCGCATCGGAGACCGGCACCGGAGGGCTTACTCGACAGGCGCTGAAAGTGTTGTCTGACTCGGAGACTCCTGTCGGAGCCGTTAGTCGTTTAGTTTCGCACGCGTTGTCCGGCTCGGAGACTCCTTCCGGCCTTCTCGACCGAGTAGTGTCCGTCGTTTTGACTACGGCCAACGATCTTTGGTGGACCGCCGACTACGAAGGCCCGTACCAGTTCTTAGTAACGTTGTTCAAGACTGGTACACGGTCTCTTTCCGGAATAGAGACACCGTCCGGCGGACTGACACTTCAAACGCTCAAGACGTTCTTCGGGTCGGAGACGATCACTGGTTCGCTAACCAAGACGGCTCAAAAGTTCTTCGACGGATCGTCGACAATAGTCGGAGTCGTAAGTAAGTTGGTGTCTCACGGCTTGTTCGGCTCCGAAACTCCGTCGGCCGGATTGACTCGTCAACAGTCGACGACGTTGAGTGGGACTGAGCAACCGAGTGGACAGCTTGTCAAGAGCCCAAACGTTTCGGTGTCCGGTGAGTTGCCGACGACCGGAGGACTGTTCAAGGCGACGACACACTTAATAGCCGCTTCCTTGACGCCTTCGGGACTACTCGGATACGCACACACGATAGTCGTGAGTTTGTCGGCCGTGTTGACGTCGACGGGAAGCGTAGTTCGTCAAGTAGCTAGCTATTTGACCGGGTCGACCGAGTTGGACGGGTCGGTAAGCAAGACTGCCGAAACCGAGTTCGACGTAGTTGAGACTCCGTCGGGAGTTCTCTCGAAGGAACCGGAAGTTCAACTGTCGGCCGAGGTCGACTCGAGTGTTTCGTTGACCAAGCAGTCTACGAAGTCCGTAGACGGGTCGACGATCGTAGTCGGGTCGCTAGTCAGAAGTGCGAACGTAGGCGTTCGAGGAGTTCTGTCGGCGGTCGCCGACTTGGTCAAGCGGGCGGACACGGCGTTGTCCGGGTCCGAAACTCCTTCCGGTTCGTTGACCATGATTAACGCCTTCGTCGTACGGTTTGAGGTGACACTGGCAACGGCCGGAGGGATCGTCAAACAGGCTAGCAAACAGCTTGCGGCGACGGTTCAAGCGTCCGGAGGACTTCGAAAGGCAGTCACCAAGAGTTTTACGGCCGTGTCCGACTTCGTCGGTTCGTTGACGATTTGGACGAACACTTTCATACAGCCGGTCGTCGAGTTCTACGCAAGAGTACGTCAGGCGGTGTTCGAGTTGGTGTTTCGAGCTACGACGTTCGCTACTGCTTCTCGTCAAGCGACGTTCGATTCCGTCGGAAGAGCGTCGGACTTCCAGTCCGACGCTCGAACGGCTCAGTTCCAAGCGGAGGAAAGAGTGCCGATGTTCAAGGCGGTAGTTCAGTGAGTTCCGAGAGATACGGCGTACTCGCGACCGATCCCCCCGTGTGGGAAATGGGGACCGGCGAGTCGTGGCCGCTGTCGTTCGACTTCTCTCCGGCTATGGCTCCCGGAGACACGGTGTCTTTGCCGACGTATTCTCTCGTCGACGTTACCGGTAGGTCCGATCCCGGACAAGGTACTGCGGTTACGTTTACTGCGACGCCGATGATTTCCGGCAACGTAGTGACGATCATGGTATCCGGCTCGTCGTTGGCCGCCGGCGACGAATACTTGCTCTTGGTCGGAGCTACGTTGGCTACCGGCAAGAAGGTAGTCATGGGACTGACGATAAAGGTCCCGCTGTGACGGTTCGGACCAACGTTCAACGCCGAAGTGCGAACATCGGCGGAAGCAACTGGTACGGCCAGTACGGCGATCCGGCGGTGATTCCTCCGAACAGCGCGTGGGGCCGTTCGATGGCCGGCGTGGTCGTGAACGAACGCAGCGTCGTATCGTTAATGGCTGTATTTTCGTGCTTGCGCGTCCTCGGAGACGCCGCGACGTTGCTTACACCGCGCTGTTACCACAAGATGCCGGCCGGTGTAGCCGACGTCGAGGTCGATCCTCCCGAAGTGGTTACCGATCCGTACGCCGACATATCACTTCGCGACGGAACGTTCCGTCAGGTCGCCAGTCTCGGACTCAACGGTAACTTGGTGAAGCACGTAGTGGACCGCGACTCGCGCATGTTGCCGTCGCAGGTCGAACTTCTCAATCCCGGAGCCCTTCGAGTCGACCGTGTCGAAGGTCACAAGCGTTACTCGATGGGTCCGGTCGGAAAGGTCATCCCTCCGGAGGACATTGTCCATGTTCCGTGGGTAGCTCTTCCCGACGGACTGGTCGGACTGAATCCGATCGAAGTCGGCGCTATGGGTCTCGGTATAGCCATAGCGTCGGAGGAGTATTCGTCTCGTTACTTCGCGCAAGGAATGCACCCGTCCGGCATCCTGTCTTTCGGCAAGACCATGCAGCAGGCCGACATGGACCGGATGCAGAAGAAGTTGTCGGTAGAGCACGGCGGTCTAGCGCAGTCGTTCACTCCGATAGTGCTCGACGCCGAGGCTCACTGGGAGTCCATAGCGGTGTCGCCGCAGGCAGCGCAGTTGCTCGAGAGTCGTTCGTTCTCGAAGCAAGAGATAGCCGGATTTTACGGCGTGCCGATGTATCTTCTCGGAGACGTGAGCGACCGAGGCGGTACGTGGCTCAAGGGTGTTCAGGAAATGATTCTCGCCTTCGTGACGTTCGCTCTTAGCGGATACACGCAGCGCGTGGACGAAGCCGACACCGCGCTGTGTCCTCCGGGATACTACGTAAAGCGCAACGTCGGAGAGTTGGTTCGGACCAACGACGAAATGTTGTCTCGTCTTATCATGGTTCTCCGCAACGCTAGCGCGGCGAGTCCTAACGAGATTCGACCGCTAGTCAACCTGCCGAGGTCCGAAGAGGAAGGCGCCGACAGCTTGTTCGCTCCGTTGAACTCGAGTCAAAGCGACTGGGCGAAGCCGGGATTCGAAGGTGCCGTACCCGACGAGGAGCCGAGCGGAGCGCAACCGAGCAACTCGGGCGGTTCCGCTTCTGGCGGAACGCCGGTTCAGGGACAATAAGGAGTAGGGGTATGACCTACGAGGAACAAGTGCGCGCCAAGTACACGGCGGAGCAACTCGACGACATGCTCGCCGCTGGGCACGCGTTCAAGAATCCCGACGGCGACCCTAGCTACCCGATAGGTGACGTTCAGGACTTGAAGCGAGCCATCAAGGCAGTGGGACGCGGAAACGCCGACCACGACTCCATTCGTAAGTACGTGATCGGTCGCGCCAAAGACCTCGGAGAGTCTGCTCTGATTCCCGACAACTGGAACTCCGACGGGTCGCTGTCCGACGAAGAGAAGGCTCTTCCGAAGTCGTGGCAGAAGCGCGACGCCGACATGACGTACAACGACGCACAGTCGATAGTTCAGGCCGCGATCATAGAGTCGTTGTCAACTTCGACTAGCTGGAAGTCGGACGACGACGACAGTTACGTTTACGTGCAGGACATGACGGACGAATGGGTCGTGTACTCGATCGACTGGAACGGGCCGATGTACAAGGTCACGTACGAAGTCGACGGTTCCGGCAAGGTGACACTCGGCGATCCGCAAGAAGTACAGCGCGTAACGTCTTACGAGCCTGCTCCTCGGTCGAGAGTTTCGGCTACGCTCACGCCGAAGGGATTCGTCGCTCTTCACGAGTGGCGCACTCCGTGCGACGCGTTGTTTCAGGTGAGGGACGCGGCGGCAGACAATACGGCGCACTTCGTCGGATACCCTTCGACCACCGAGACCGGATACGACGTCGTGGACTTCCTCGGCGCCTACACCGAGACGATTCGTGGTGGAGCGTTCAACAAGACCCTCCGCGAGAGTGACAGCATTCCGCTGTTGTCCGACCACATGGGCGTTCCGATGGCCTCTACGGGGTCCGGGACTTCGCGTTTGGCCGAAGACGCCGTCGGTCTTCGCAACGAAGCCGATCTAGACCGTCGTCAGAGCATCACGAACGACGTGTGCATCGCCATGGAGCGCGGCGACCTCACGAAAATGTCGTTCGCGTTCTCGGCCGTTCGGCAGGACTGGAGCGAAGACTATACTCAGCGGTCGGTCGCCGAAGTTCGGCTGTACGACACTAGCGTCGTGACGTTCCCGGCGAACCCGACTACTACGGCGGCTCTCCGTTCGGAAATGCGACAGGCCATGGGTCGCGAAGGCGTCGGCCTGTTGTGGTCGGTTCGTAGCGCCCTCGACCAGTTGGCCGAGAAGCGCGAGCTTCCGTCGGACTCCGAGCCGGTCGTGGAGGCAGCTCTCAAGGCTTTGCAAGCAGCCGACGACGCTATCGTGTCTCGCTACGGCTGTCAGGGTCGTGGCCGTACGTTGATAGTCGCCGGCATTCTCAACGACCTGTTGACCGAGGTACGCGCTGGAAAGGCTCTGTCTTCGGCCAAGGAGACACTACTTCGGCAGGCACTCGAGGCACTGCAAGAGGCCGACACTCAGCTCGGGCGTGCCACCAGCTCCGTGCAGTCGGTAGTCGACACGGCGTCGAAGCCGAAGACCGACACGAACGAAGGCGACCCGAAGAACACTACCGGTGGAGCGGACGCGGGCGGTCAGACTACCGGAGCGTCGGGAGCTAGCGGCGCCGGCGTTACCAGCTTAAATCCGGCGGACGGCGCAGGACCGCGGTCTAAGCCTCTTCCGAAGTCGGTACGCGACACGCAAAAGCTAGCCGCCAGGTTGCGAGGGTGGTCGTGAACGTAGCTTTCGACGTTGACGGTACTATCGACAGCTTCCCGCGCGAGTTTCAGTCGCTGTGCTCGGCCCTCGAGGCGGCAGGGCACCACGTGATAATCGTTACCGGCGTCGGCGGTACAGAAGTGACGCCGGACGACGTAGTGGCCAAGAAGCAGTACCTGGCTTCTCTCGGAATCACCATGTATTCGCAGGTAATCGTGTGTGCTCACGGAGAGAAGTCCGACGAAGACATAGCTACCGAGAAACAACAGGTGATCGAAGAGAACGACATTCACATGTTGTTTGACAACGATAAGAGGAACGTGAAGGCGGCGGCTGCGGTAGGGGTCCCGGCTCTGCTTCTCTGGAACAGCAAGCAGTAACGGCTCGTACGGTGTACGCCGGTTCGACTCCGGCGGCGAGCACTCAGACCCGAACCGAAGCGCCGGACCTCGGAGAACCACTCTCTCGTACGCGAACGAGAGCGCCGGGCTCGAGGAACCACCCTGTAGGTCAGGTCCGCAACAGCAACACACCTACAAGGAGACACAACAATGGCTCGCAGTTCAAGAAAGTTGCTCGCACGGCGTGACGCGGCGATCGCTTCTATAGAAGCTCTCGCCAAGCTCGCGACCACCGAGGACCGCGAACTGACGCCGGAGGAAGTCCAGAAGCGCGACCGCTTCGAACGTACGGCCCGCAAGCTCGAGAAGCGTGCAGTTACTGCACGCGTCGACGAGAGAGTGGCCAAGCGCGAGAAGGCGGCCGAGGCTCGTACGGACCTCGGGACCGACTCCGCCCCTACGAACAGCAAGGGCGGGGCCGTCAAGGTCACGGGTAGCGAACGCGTGTACCGCGAAGGCGGACCGTATCACTACCTGACCGACCTGACGCAGAAGGCTCTCGGGAACTCCGACGCAGCCGAGCGGCTTGCCCGCCACGCCAAGGAAGTCGCAGTCGAGGCTTCCGAAGCCGAGGCGCGCATCCGTTCGGGGTCCGCTCGTCCGTTCGACCGTTACTTCGTGCGGCAGGTCCGCGCGGGTATGGGCGCCTCCGGCGCCGGCCCGTACGAGGCTCAGTTCCGCGCCTTGTCGACGGCCGCCGGTAGCGGTGGCGAGTTCGTCCCGCCCGCGTACCTCACGGCTAAGTTCGTGCCGTTCGCTCGACCGGGTCGTCCGTTCGCCGACTCGTGTACGTCCGAAGAGCTTCCGCCCGGCACCATGTCCATCAACATCCCGAAGGTCTACGGAGGGACTGCGGTGGAGACACAGGGCACCGGGAACCCGCGTTCACAGAACGTGGGCGTGCAGGACACCGACCTCGAGACCGAATACGTCACGTTCCCCGTCGTGACCGTGGCCGGTCAGCAGGTCTTGTCCTTGCAGCTCCTCGAGCGTTCCCCTGTTCCGTTCGACGACGTGACGTTCCGCGACCTCACTCTCGCCCTGGCTCAGAAGGTGGACTTCAAGTGCATCGCTGGCCCCGGCGCTGGTGACGTTCTCGGCGCGCTGAACACGCCGAACGTGGTCTCGGTGGAGTGGGACGCCGTCGAAGAGGGCGATGCAGGCGTCATCCCTGACCTTCTCGGAGCCCTTTCGGGTGCCAAGGCGGCAGTGGCCAGCCAGCGGTTCTTGCCCGCCACGCACGTGTTCTTCACTCCCGATCGTTGGGAGTGGGTCGAGCAACAGACCGACAAGAACGGCCGTCCTTTGATCGTTCCGACGACAAACGGCCCGTTCAACGTCGCGCAGGTTGCTCCCGAAGCCGGAATCGCCGAAGGCGAAACTGGTGGACGCATCCAGGGCCTTCGTTCGTTCCAGGACTTCAACATCCCGGCGAACCTCGGCGAGGGTGCGAACCAGGACGCGATCGTGGTCGCCAAGATGGACGACTTGTATCTGTACGAGTCGCCGATCGTGGCACGCGCACTTCCGCAGACGCTCGGGCAGCAACTGTCCGTCGTCCTACAGGTGTACGAGTACATGGCATACACGGCGGCTAGATACCCCGTGTCGGTCGCGTACGTTACCGGCACCTACCTGACGAACCCGGTGGCCTTCACCGGCGTTACCGTCACTCCCTGACCGAACTAGGTCCGGGACAGCCTCACAGGAGGAAGACGTGGAGAACGAAACACAGTCGGACACCAACGTGACCGAACGACCGGGCGAATCATCGCCCCTGGCCGAACGACGTCGTCTGGCGCGTTTCGTTCGTCCGCGCCGACACACTCGCCATCCGGCGGGATGTGCCGAACGCGCAGTCGACGAAAGTCCTCGCGAGTACACCTGAACCCCGTACGCTTTCGAGCGTACGGTAGCGGCGGTCGGACTTCTCAGGTGGGTCCTTCTCAGAGACCGCCGCACGCACCGGGATAGTTCAATGGCAGAACGCGGGCCTCTGGAGTCCGATGTTGGAGGTTCGAGCCCTTCTCCCGGTACTCGAGACAAACGAAACGAACCCGAAAGGAAACCTTCGGCATGGTGACTAGCATTTACACACCGCAGTTCGACGTGGGCGACGGAAGCGACGGAGAACTCGTCTTCGACGGACACGCGACTGTTCTCGGAGTGGAGCCGGCCGGACCCGAAGACGGGCCTTGGACGTACACGCTTACACAGTCCGACGTTCGCGCCACTGCCATTACGGTCGACGCCGACGTGGCAGTCCTTGTGCCCTCCGGGTGCAAGATTCGATCGCAGCAGCCCATTCGTGGAGCCGGCGGGGTCATTTCGGCCGACGGGGCCGGTCAAGCCGGCGGCGTCGCTACGGCTACCGACGGTGGAGCTGGAACCGACGCTACGGCTTGCCTAGCCGGCCCTGCCGGCGACGGTGGCGCGGCGGGTGGAGATTCAGCCGGCGCGGCAGGTACTGCCGGAACGCTCACGGCTCCGACTGCCGGGTCCGTTCACGACTTCTCGTTCGCTCTCTTCGGCTTGCTCGTCACTGCTACCAACGGCGTGTCGCAGCCGGAAGGCGCACCGGGCGGCGGCGCGGGTGCCGGCGACGGTACCAAGACTGGCGGCGACGGCGGACCCGGTGGCGGCGAGTTGTTCGTCTGTGCTCCGGCTCTCGTCGGTACGTTGGCGATCACGGCTCGAGGTGCTTCCGGTAAGGCTGCTCAAGCTTCCGGCAACGGCGGTGGCGGCGGCGGTGGCGGCGGCGGTCACATCACGCTCGCCATTTCGCACGACATAGGGACCAACGTGGTTACCGACGTGTCCGGTGGTTCGGCCGGAGCGAAGCAAGGTACCGGAACGGTCGGCACCGCCGGCACCGCCGGAACCGTGGACGTGCTCGGACCCTGTCAGGTCTGACATGGCGTTTTCGATCGTCGTAGTGTCGCACACGTTCCAGAACGACGACGGCACTCCGGCCGACGGTATGGTAATGATCCAACTGTCCGAGCCGATGACGAACGGCGGGGTAACCCGCGAGACGACTCCGCATACGTTCCTTTTGGACAGTACCGGATCATTCTCCGTGCATTTGGCGGCGAACGACGACCCGACTACGGAGCCGCAGAACACGTACTACACCGTCGTGGAGCGCGTAACGGCCACGTCTAACCGCGAGTACACACTCGTGGTGCCGTGCGACGCTCCACACGGAGTGTTGGACCTCGAGGCGGGGATGCCCGAAGGACCGCAGGTAATCGGATGACGGACACCATGGAGGGTCTCGGCACCATCAAGTTTAACGCGCCGTACGTCACGGTGTCAGAAGCCAAGCTGTACATGCACTGGGACCGACAAGCTCCCACCGACCGAGACGAGATACTGCGTCGTACGATCGGCGCGTGTTGTACGCGAATGCAGCACTTCTTGAACCGTCCCGTAGCACCGACTCCGATAATCGAACGCAAGGACGGATGGGGCGGCGAGTACGTGATTCTTCGTTACTCGCCCGTGGTCAAGTTGGTGTCTTGCAAGGAGTGGCAGTCGTCAGGCGGATTCGTCGACCTACCGGAGTCGACTCCCGAGAGTCCGGTCGACGGCGTACAGGTGAACTACCTCGAGGGCTGGATCATGCGGACGTTCTCCGGCTATTCGTGGCCTAGACCGTTCTTCCCCGGATCTCGGAACATCGAGATTACGTACGTAGCCGGGTACAATCCCATTCCGGACGACATTTGGATGGGCACCATGGAGCTAATCGCTCACTGGTGGCACAACACGCAAGAGGCCGGCGGTGCCGGAGCCAAGCCGAACGCGTACGGCGGTGGCGGCGGAGACAAGGGGCCGTGGCCGGGAATCCCGTTCAGGGTCATGGAAATGGTAGACGACTACCGACTGCCGTCGATCGCGTAATGCCGGTCGTAGCTCCCAAGAGACCGGGTGCCGGATCGAAGCACCCGAAGAAGAAGATTCGTCTGCACAAGATACACCCGCCGCGTGCTATCGGCCACGGCGCTACGAGGGCGACATGAATCTCCGTTCGACTGCTCCGACAGCTTTCGACAACATGCTCAAGTACCTGCGTCAAGCGGCAGCTAAGCAGGACGGCCTCGAGGTGTTCGACTGCGAGCTGTCGACGTACCGTCCAGGCGACTACGTAGTCCTCGCCGGCATTACCGAACACGTCTACACCTGGGCCGCGCTCGGGTCGTACGCGTTCTACGAGCAGTACAAGATTTTCGGCGTCATTCGGTCCTTTACCGGAGACTTCGATCCGACGGACCCGATGGGAGCCTCTCAGCAGACACGCGACAACGTGTGGGAACTATACAACGACGTAGTGATAGCTACGTTGTTGGACCACAAGACGCTCGAAGCCGGTCTACTTCACGCCATTCCGGCCGAAGTCGAAATGCTCGGAGAGATTACCGACGTCGGCGGCTATCAGACTTGGCTCGAGTTCAAGGTTCAGTGCGAAGCGCGGCTGACTGTCACGTGAGGAGGAACAGGTGACCAAGGTCTACAACGTGTCCGGAGTGGCCCGAGTGTTGTATCGAACGGACGGCTCCGGCGGTGTAGTAGTAAAGCCGGGAGAGTTCCTCGAGGCTTCCGAGGTCGAGGCCGAAGGGCTGACGGCCGGAGGAAAGTCTCGTGTTTGGTCCTCGGCAGGCCCCGACACCGAAGCACTCGAGGCGGCAGCGGCACTAGCCGAAACACAGGCACGGGCGGCGGAAGACGAAGCCAAGGCCGCCGAACAAAGAGCGCAAGAAGCAGAAGCCGAGGCGCAAGCAGCCGAGGCAGAAGGTACACCGCCGAAACCGGCGGCTTGACCAACTAGGAGAGACATGACTAACAGTATCGGTTCAGGTCTTGCCGGTTTCGTAGGGATCGGCGCCGAGTCCGCATACGGCACCGTGGCGACGCCGACGGACTTCGTGGAGGTGCGTAGCTCCAAGATCGTCCGCAAGAAGCACTTCGTGCAGGGGACTGGACTCGCGGCCGGTCGTGTGGTCGACCCGTTCGCTCGGTACCGTAACACGTGGACCGACTGCTCGGGACCGATCGAGTTCGAGTGGCTGAATACCGGCATGGGGTTGTTGCTGACGCACATCATGGGGTCGCCCGACGCCACTCCGACGGTCACGTCCGAAGGTTCGGGAGCGTACGGGCTGGCTTGTCCTCTCGGCGCCAACGACGGTATGTCGTTGTCGATTCAAGAAGGACTGCCGCAGACCGACGGAACCATCGACCCGTACACGGCTCTCGGCTGCAAGGTGCAAGAGGTTGAGTTCACGTGCGAGCGCGGCGGACTGTTGACAGTGACACTCACGATCGACGGGCAGACGCTCGTTCAGACCACTGCACTCGGCGAACCGACGTATGGTGCGGCGGCGCAGCCGTTCGACGGCTCGCAAGTCGCGGTCAAGGTCGCGGCTATGGGTGACACGCCGGCCGCAGTCGACGGTGTCAAGAAGTGGACGCTCAAGATCGCTCGCAAGTTGGCTACCGAGCGTATCTACATGGGCGCTACGCTCAAGGCACAGCCGGTGTCCAACGGGATCATCGAGATAACCGGATCGTTCGACGTCGACTTCGTGGACACTGTCGTAAAGGCAGCCTTCGACGACATGCTCGCCGGCGATTCACCGCTTTCGGCTAACATAGCCGGAATCGGTGCCGCGATCGGAACGAGCGATCAGTTCGACACGTTGTCGTTCGACGTGCCGTCGCTCATGCTGACTGACGGTACTCCGGAACTTCCGGGACCGGAAGTGCTCAGCTCGACCTTCAACTTCAAGGCCGGCATGGACGCCGCCGCAGACGCCGGCGTTACGGCTACTTGGATCTCGGCCGACACGACGCTTTAACCCGTTCGGTTACTACCGAACATCCAACGACGCACACCAACACCTAGGGAGGAAACGTGCGGATTAACATAGACTGGGACGGAAAGACGTATGCCTTCGACCCCGACACGGACCTGACCGTCGGACGCCTTCGTATCCTCAAGAACGCCTTCGGCGACCCGTACGGACGTTACGTTCGGGTCATGCAGTTGGCTTCTGAGGGCGACGCCGACGCACTCGTCGGAGTGTATTGGGTTATGAAGCAGGTAGCCGGCGAGCCGGTCGACCCGCGTCGTGTTCCGGACTTCGCAGTCGGTACGTTCATGCAGGCGTTCGAGGCCGGTAGCGCGGCCGCCGAAGCAGAGGAGGGCGAGCAGGGCGTGGACCCTACGTCCTCCTCAAGCGACGCGTCCCCCGCGTAGACGACGACGTCGAGGACTTGCGAAGCAAGTACCTCGGCATTCTGTCACATGTCTGCCACTTGAGTGCTCGCGACGTCGACAACACTGCTTGGCTCGACTTCTTGACGTACTGCGCTACATGTGACGCGTGGATCAAGGGCCACGAAACGAAAGAGTAACTCGGTGGCGTCCTCCAACGTCAGAACGATTCGAAGTTCGAGCGCACTCGACACGCGGGAGTTCTCTAACTTCGCTAAGGCGTGTCGTGCGGCTGCCAAGGACGTATGGGTAGACCTGCGTGCGGGTCTCCGAGAAGCCGGAGAAGTTCTAGCCAAGGAGATCCGTACGGAGGCCGACAAGTTTCCGCGAGACGCCAAGCGGCCGCGTAAAACCGACCGCATAGCTCAGTCCACTAAGGTCCACGTTTCGGGAACCGGAACTACGTCGGTAGTGGTCGGAGGCCCGCGGGCGCCGGAAGCCGCTCCGATCGAGCACGGTGGTCGACCGGGTAAGTTTCGACACCCGGTGTTCGGAAACACCGAGAACTGGGTCTATCAGACGGCGCACCCGTTTATCGAGCCGGCAATAGAGCGGGCTATTCCGGTAGCCGAACAACGCGCGGTCGACGCGTTGGACAAGGCCGTTCAGACGGCCGCTACACGTTACGCGGGAGGGAGTTAAGGTGCCGGTTCGTACGCTGCGAGTATTGCTGACCGGCTCCGCGGCCGGTTCGGTTCGCGCGTTCGAACAGGAATCCATCGCGTCCGAAACGGCCGGAAAGCGTATGACGGCGGCCACGGACACGGCCACCAGCCGCATGGGCGGAATGTTCACGAAGCTCGGTCAGTCCGCTTCGAACATGGGTATTCCGTTCGCTAACGTTCTCACCAACACCGGCAAGAAGCTCGACGAAGCAGACTCGAAGGCAGCTCGAGCCGGACAGACATTCTCGATGATTGGCGGCGCGGCCGTAGTGGCCGGCGTAGGGATCGCCGCCTACTCCGTGAAGCTCGGCGAGTCCATGCAAGCCGCTGACGCTTCGATAGCGTCGCACGAAGGAATCTCGACACGCGCCGCTACTAGTATAGGTAACGCCTTTTTACGCACGGCCGGCATACTGCCCGAATCGGGGCAAGAGCTGGCCGGCGCCTTTGCGTCGGTGGCCGGGGTGTTCGAACAACTTAACGGCAAGGCTCTAACCGACGCTCAGTCGTTGCTCGTGATGCGGAACGCCAGCAACTTGGCCGTAGCGTCCGGGGAGTCACTCTCGGACGTCACCACTACCCTCGCCAAGGTCATGCAGTCGTTTCAAATCCCGATATCCGGGACGACCAAGGCTACCGACCAGTTGTGGAGCGCAGCGCGGATTACAGGCAACACCGTGTCGGCGTTGGGTCAAACGATCGTTCAGCTACACTCGAGGCTCGGTATAGCCACTCCGACCCTCGGAGACCTGTCGGCGCTGCTCGTCGACTTGAGTCACCACGGAATCGCCGGAGCACGCGGCCTTCGCGTGGTGAACACAGCCGTAACGAACCTAATGGCGTCCGTGCAGAACGTCAGTCAGGCCAACGCCAAGGCGGTACAGGAGTACACGAACAAGGTAGTGGCCGCGCAGAGCAAGGTTACCGAAGCACAGACACGGCTTCAAGCAGCGCAGGCCAAGCAGTCACAGGCCACTACGACGAACGCTCAGACCAACGCGGCGTACGCCGTTACCGAGGCTAACCAGGCGCTAGCCGACGCACAGACGAACCTCAACAACTTGCAACAGCAGGGCACTGGACTTACCAACACCGCCGGCGTTACGTTGGCACAGCTCGGCGTTCAGGTCTATAACACGCAGGGGAACTTCGTCGGATTCCAGGGAGTGCTTACTCAGCTCTACCCGAAACTGGTAGCCATGACCAAGGAGCAGCGCCTGTCGACTCTCGGCGCTATCTTCGGCAACACTGCCGCCAAGGCTATGTACGCCACGGTTATGGCCGGGCCGGCCGCGTTCGACCGTGCGGCCAAGGCTGTAAACGCACACAACGCGGCGGCCAAGGCCGCGGCCAAGCAAATGCAGACGCTCCATTGGGAAGAGCGGACCATGATAGCCACGCTCAAGGATCTTGGAGCGTCTTTCGGGCAGTGGCTCATTCCCAAGTTGCAGTCGGCCGGACACCACTTGGCCGAGGTAATCGCGTTCTTTGAGCACCACAAGGCAGTAGCGAAGGCGCTAGCCGCCGTGATCGCCGGAGTGTTGACGGCGGCCGTATTGGTGTTCTCGATCAACGTCGGTACCAAGATGGCACACAGCGTCGGTCAAGCGATCGGCACCATGGCGAAGATGGGGCGGAAGCTTCTCGACTTGATCCCTAACTTCGGAGAAGCCGAAGCCGCCGAGGGAGAGTTCGCCGCTACGTCCGAAGAAACTGGAGCGGCGTCGTCCGCGGCGTTCGGCCCGTTCGGACTGGCCATAATGGGCGTGATCTTGGTCGGCACGTTGTTGGTGACTCACTGGAAGTCGGTCGAGCGGATAGCCAAGACAGTGTGGCACGGAGTGCAGAACACGTTCGACACCTTCTGGCGTTACGTAAGGCGTTGGGGTCCGCTCGTGATAGAAGTCATAGCGGCGCCGTTCACTATGGGTATGTCGTTGATTCTTCCGGTCATAATCCGACACTGGAACGCAGTCGAAAACTTCTTCCGGTCTATACCCGGTCGTATTCTTCGAGCCCTCGGAGATCCTCCGCGGCTGTTGTGGGACGCGGGTGTTCACATTCTCGAGGGACTGCTCAAGGGTATCGAAAGTGGTGTCGGCAAGATCGGGTCGTTAATGAAGAAGGTCGGAGGGAAAATCCTCCACGGCATAACGAGTTTCTTCGGTGTCTTCTCACCTAGTCGTGTGTTCGCCGACGTCGGCAAGAACTTGATGGAAGGGCTAGCACAGGGAGTTACCGTTCACACGTCCAAGGCAGTCAACGCCATGAACGGAGCCGCTCGAGCAGTAGCCGGAGTACGCTTGACGTCTCCGACTATGGCCGGTCTAGGTGGCGCAGGGGCCGGGTCGTCCTCGGCGGCAACCTTAGCTCTCGAACACGCTTTCCGGTCGCTTACACAGACTGTCGTTCAGGCCGGTCACACCATCCACGTCAACGCCACGACCAACGCTAGCGCACACGACATAGCTAGCGAAGTCGGCTGGCAACTCCGACTGGCGTCGTGAGGGAGAGGAACTAGGAATGAGTTATCCGGGAGCTAATATTTGGGTGACTCCTCCGGAGCCGTATACGTGTGCGTTCGAAGACCTAACCATAGGTCCGGGAACGGCGTACGAGATTCAGAGTATCGAAGGTCTAGGTCTTCCCGAGATTCGATCGGGAGACGTTCCGCGATCTCTCGAACAGGGAGAGACCATCGGCATGGATTTTCCCGGAGGGCGTGATATAACGCTTACGATCGACATGGACATTTCGACGATAGCCGACTGGTCTAACTTCGTGACGTACTGGGCTCTCGGTACTTCTCCGCAGGAGTTTCCGTTTTGGTACATGCCGCCGTGGCCGGTGTTCGCTGAGACGGCGCCGGTCGGAGGGATGTTCCGACTTCGCAAGTACGAGCCGGTGGTTGACCAGCGTTACGGTCTCGGACACCTGTCGCAAGTCAAAATGCTCTTGCACTCGACGGACCCGCGACTGTACTGGCCGACGACTACTACCGATCTCGTGTGGAACACTGCCGTCGACATTCCCAACTACGGAACGTACGAGCAGCGACCGATCCTCAACTTCCAAGGACCGATAGTACACCCGAGTGTTACGAACGCGTCCATTCTGGGGAATCCGTGGCTTTCGTTCGACACGCTTCCCACGGCAGAGGACTACTTGACCGTCGACCTTCTCACGCATCAAATCCTCTACCAGTTCACCGAGCCGGCGCCTTACTGGAAGTTGAGCACCGGGAATATGTGGTGGTGGCTCAACACCATGTTAGACGGGCCGAATCAAATCATCTTTTGGAGCAACGACGAATCCGCCCCGGCCGGGTCGTGTTCGATCACGTACTCCGAAGGTGCGTTCATAACGGTGGCGTGAAGTGCCCTGGTCTACGAACATCCGATACCGTGTGTATAGCATGGTCGACTTCTCGTATCAGTTCGACATTCCGTGGCTTGAAAACGTCACGTTCTCGTCCGAACTCAACACCTCCGGGCAGTTCAGTGGGACACTGAATATGGCGGACCCCGCGCTCGAAGAGCTAGCTCTTCTACTGACGCCGGGACTTTCGGCCATAGTAGTGGACTTTAACGGCGAGGTAGCGTGGGGCGGACCGTTGTGGACGCGTCGCTACACGCGATCCACCAAGACTCTCGAGCTAGGCGGGTCCGAGTTTTGGTCCTACTTCGCGTGTCGTGTGCAGGCGCAGGACTACACGAGCACGTGGCAGACTACGCCGGCCGACCCGCAGTTGATCGCCTACACCGTTACGTACGACGCGCTACAGGTGAACATTCCGGATCAAGGGCTGTACTCGCCTCCGTTTCTTCCGTCGTCCTCGACTCCTTCGCCGACCGACGAGTGGATAACGGCGTCGTATCCGCAAGACATGCTCCAAACGGTCGACTCGATAGTGAGCGGCCTGGCTTCACAAGGATTCGGCGCCGGCGGATTCGACTACGTCGCACAGCCGTACTACGACGAAGGCGGCAACCTTCTAGTAGCCGTGAACTTCGTCTACCCTCGACTTGGTCGCATTTACGGAGAAGGGACTCCCGCTTGGACCGCGACGTTCGACGTCGGTAGCTCGGACTGTATCGACTTCGAGTTTCCGGAAGACGCTTCACAAGTGGGTAACGTCGCCTACGAAATGTGTCCCGGAGGTTCGGGACCTCCGGCCGCGTGGAGTACCGGAAGTGGCGTTTCGTGGCCGATCCTCGAGCAAGTCGTCACGCGTACCGGTATTCAGAACGCCGACCAAAACTTCCTCGAGCAGCTCGCACAGGACGACATAGACATAGCCGGCGTACCGATAGTAACTCCGGTCGTGACCATGAACGCGGCTGTAGGCGTGTCGCAACCGACCTTGCCGTATCCCGGAGACGACGTTCGACTGATAGTTCCGTTCGGAGACCCAGCTCTCGTAGTGGCCGACGACGTCTGGCGAATAGAGCGAATCGAGACGACCGTTCCTAGCGAGGGAGTCCCTACGACGGCGTACACGCTTAACAAGTACCCCAACGCCGGGAGTAATCCGTTGTGAGAACTAATCCGCCGGCCGACCGGCACACCATCAACACCATTCGAGACATGCGGAAGGGTCTAGCGCAGGCGAGCAAGTGGATATGCGCTCAGCAGGCGACGTTCTCGCTCATTCAGCGAATCGAGTTGGTGACGGACGGGACTATCGAGTTCTCGAACATTCCACAGGGATTCACTACGCTGCGAATAGTCGTGTACGGAGCTAGTACTTACTCGGCTACTACCGACAGCCTAATGGTGCAGTTCAATTCGGACACCGGAACCAACTACGACCAGGCGGACCTTCGTTCGGTGGGCGGCGTGGTGTCCGGCACCAACTCCGGAGCTACGTCGGTAGTTCCACAGCCGATCGGGTCCATAGCCGGAGCCGACGCGCCGGCCGGCGCCCTCGGCGTCACGGACATTCTGATTTCGGACTACTCGAACGGCGCGTTTTGGAAGGTAGCGTCGTCGTCGGCGTTCGGTGCGTTCGGGTCCGGTTCCGTGACGTCCATCGACTTGTACACGGTCGTGTGGCACTCGACGGACCCGATAACGGACGTTCTGTTGTACTCGCAAGGTAGCGGACCGTTGGCCGCAGGCTCTGCCGCCAGTCTCTTCGGTCAAGCGTAAACGGAGGAACGATGTTCGACCTGTTGGCTCAAATGGTAAGGATGATGCCGGCCGGGACTCCGGTCGCCGTGTACCTCTTGGTGGCCGTCGGCGGTAGCGCCGTCACCGCAGTTCCGTTCCTCATTTCCATGCGCGGCAAGGTCCTCGAGAAGCGTCGACGGGACACGTTGGTGGCCGCCACCATTCTCGGCGTCCACGGGGTCCAGGGAGTAGCCGACAGAGACGGCATGGACGAACGGCTCGAGCGCGTCGAGGGCAACGTCGACAAGATCACCAAGGAACTACACCCGAGCAACGGCAAGTCGTTGGCCGAGACCGTACAGGCTACACATCAACTGGCGGCCGACGCGGCCGACCACTCTATCGGACTCGCGCAAGACCTCGCCGAGCAGAACAACGAGAACTCCGAACGATTCCGCCGACTCGAGGAGCATTTAGGAGTCCCTTGTCCGCCGACGTTTCGTAGTCGATTCGGCCGTGGACTGTTGGCGGCGGTGCAGGCTTACTACGACGGTGCTTGAAGGGAGAACGATGTACGAACTTAGGAAGGCCGGCAAGAGAGGCAAACTTCCGTCGACGCCGCCGGCGTGGACCATTAACGACTTCCTCGTCGCGCCGATACCTCCGGCCATAATCCCGTTCGACTGGGCTACCAAGGTCACGGGCGGATTCCCTATGGCGTTGAACGACCAATGGGGAGACTGCACCATAGCCGGCGTGGTTCACCTGTTGCAGTTGATTTACGCGGTGGTCGGGCAGACGTTCGTCTACCCCGGCGACACGGCCGTCCTCGACACGTACTGTCAGCTTCTCGGCATACAGCCGAGCCAGCTCAACGCTAACACGGATACCGGACTAGTCGAGACCGATGTTCTCAACGCTTGGATGACCGGCGACGGACTGTTCGGTACCAAGATCGTCGGATGGGCTCCGATCAAGGTGAACGACTGGCCGACGATGGAGAGTGCGTGCTACTCCTTCGGCGGCTTGTACCTCGGCGGCGACATTCCGCAAATATCCGAGACTCAGTTCGAAGAGCACAAGTGGTGGACGACCGTTCCGGGGAACAATCCGCCGATCGGCGGGCACTGCTTTACCGGTTCCGGGGCTGTAGCTCCTTCGCCGATGTACGTGTCCGGAGGGATCAAGACCGAGACTTGGGGAGCCGAGACCGGCTTTACGCGTAAGTGGTGGGCCGCGTACGGGACCAACTGTTACGTAGTGCTTCCGCAGTTGTTCCAACAGGTCGGACACGGCGCCTTAGCTTCGGTCGACACCGCCAAGCTCCAAACGGCTATAGCCGACTGGAACCAGCAGCAGGGCAAGAAGTCGTGATGCTTCGCCGGCGCGAGTAACGCCGGTTTGACGTCCGCGTAGCGGCGCGGACGTTTCAACAGGGGAGTGCCCGTCCGGTGGACGGGTGGGTGACCGGGTTAGCTACCGACCTCCGTGAGGTTCGACTCCTCCGCTCTCCGCTAAGGACCACCGTCTAACCACGGGCACGATAGCGCCCTGGTGCGTTGGGTGGTGCCGCGCACGTAGTCGGAGCGTGAAGGCATACACGCTCGAGTGTGGGAGGTGGTCCGTCAGTCTGAACTCCCGCGCGGACGTAACGGCCCGCACGTACCGGATCGACCTCCCGTCCGGTAACGTGCGGGCCGTTTGAGTTGTTTGGGGTAGAGGAACGTGCTCCTTCCTAGTAGTTGAACGATCCGTCTTCGATTCCGTGGCGCAGTTGCTTCTTGTCTTCGTCGGACTGCTTCCGATAGTCGTCGGCGAAGTACGACAACGTCAGATAGCCAAAGAAGCTCCGTAGCTGCGCTAGGATGTTCTTGACTTCACCCATTAATCTCCTTTCACTCTACACTTTCCTTCCACAGCCGAGCACGAACCGTGTCGGCTACGCGTTGTGCAGCTTCGATCGGGTCGTCGTGCTCCCATACGCGTACGGGAATCCACCCTTCGCGTCGGAGTCTCGAGTCGGTGTCGACGTCTCGCATGGCGTTGCCGGACAGCTTGGCGACCCACCAAGGTCGATTACGGCCCGTCGGCCGGCAGTGTCTAGGGCAGCCGTGCCAGTAGCACCCGTCCACGAACACGGCGATACGCGCCCTCGAGAAGACCATGTCGGCACGCCGCCGAACGCCGGGCAGGGGGAGCGAGGCGTCGACGGCGTACCGAAGTCCGAGGCGCCACACTGCTCGACGGACGGCAAGCTCCGGAGCCGTGTCGCGTCTCGATTGAACTTGAAAGCGTCGGCGGTACAAAGGAGACACGGCGGCCGGCGCCGGCGCTATGGCGAATCCGGTAGAGGTCACCACTTCACCAAGCTTCCTCCGTAGTCGAGAGTCCAGTCCGGCATAGTGGTATCGACGTGAACACCGAGGCGCCTTAGCTCTTCGTAGGCGTAAGTCTCGGCGTCTCGTGACCTCCACCACGGATCGCGTAGCCACCGTCGGAAGAGCTGTCGACGTGTGAGCGTCGGCGAGTAGCGCATTCGTGTCTTGAATACGTACGGCATGGTTACGCCGCCGCCCGCTGCGCGGCTCGAGCTACGCGTCCGGCCTTGCCGTGCTGGTCCTTGTTGGCGTTCTCCTTCTCCACGCCGACGTAGTCTTTCATGCGAACTTTGGCGCTGGTCATGCCACGGGCTCGCAGCCGATCTCCGTAGTTGCTCTGTCCGCGGCTCTCGTGCTTGGTGTTGTGCTTCTTGCTCATAGCCCGTTCTCCTTTACTTCGTGGAGATAGCTCTCCGCTTCGTCGACTAGTTGCTCGCTCTGACAGGTCACGGTCAACGCGGCTGCTTGCTCGGCCCAGTTCAGAGTCCAGCTAAGACCTTGTCCGGGGTGAACGTGAGGCTGGATGTGATCTCCCTGGTGTTCGTGTTCGACCGTCGTCTCGACTGCGTCGTCGCTTACTCGTAGGTGTACGTGTCGCATTCCCCCGGATTCCTCCTTTCCGCTATCGCTTCTTGGCCTTTCGAATCGTGTCCCAAGTGAGCGGCTCTTGAGCTAGGTACTCGGCTCGAGTGGCCGACACAGCCGGAACGGTACGGCACAGGCCGCATCGGCCCATGCGTCCGACCGTCTCCGGTCTTAGCTCGCACTTGTGGACTCGACAGCACTTCACATAGTAGAACATGACTACCTCGCCCCGAATCGAATCGGCATGAGAATTCCGCAAAGTATCCATCTCTTGGCCATGCTCGCACGCTGCTTGACCAACAGTGGCCGCCACACGGTCACGGGCTGGTTTCGTTTGGAGCCTTTGACGGCAGTTATGCGTCGGTTCGGGTTGTCGGACAACATGTCCAGGTATCCGGGGTCGAGCTCTTCGATTACTCCGCTAGGCCGACGGTACAGAGGAGCGGCGACTCCGTCTCCGGTGCGTCCGTATACTTCGGAGCCGTTCAGTAGGACGCGTTCGAGGTCGACCGCCTGCTCGAAGTCGACCAGGTCTTCCAGGACGACCTTGGCTATCGAGGGAGGAGTGCCCTCTCCTTCGGCGACCGCCGGGGTCTTGTCGTTGTTCCCGGTCCACCACACGCCGTCGTGTGGGTCGTCCGGCCACAAGGCCGCCAGTCCGTTGCTCAACGGCTGCGCCCAGTATCTGTTGGTTACCCAAGTCTCGCCGCGTACGTCGGATGTGAACAGTTGCCGGCTCCCGCCAATAGCCTTACGCAGTGCGTGCGCCTTTTTGTTGTTGGCTCCGATTCTCACTATTCCTCCCCGTTTAAGAACGCGGTTACTTCGTCTCACCGTGTCCTAACTTCTTCGATCATTTGTCGGTCGGCTTCGTCTCGAGCTACCGCAGTGTCCCACAGATTTCGGTCGCGGTGCTCTTCGACCTTCTTTTGAATCAACGCGACCAATGTCGCAGGGTCTAGCGCGTCGACGGCTATGAACAGCGACAGCCGCTGGTCTATGTCGCGGGTCTTGACCTTGTCGCGCTCGGCCTCGAGATCGGCTATCCGTTCCTCGAGTCGCTCGACGACGTCCGGGTCGTCCGAGTAAATGGCGTGCTCGGCGGCCGCTTCGATGTTGTCGGCTCTCGAGCGCATCGACTCGGCCTTGCGGGAGTGCTCTACGACCTTGTCCATGTTCGACGCGATCCGGGAGCGGTAACGGCGGTCTCGGCCTTCGGAGTGGTGGCCGACTAGGATCGGCTGTCCGAAGAGAATCGCGTCGGCCATGCGACTCGCGGTCTCGTGGGCGGCTTCGGCCTTGGACTCGCGTCCCTCGGCCCAACCGCGCAACCTCTCGGCCTTGGCTAGACGGCGTTCCCGGTAGGTAGCCACTTCACTGCCTCGGCTCTCGCGGGTCCCGGCCGGGGTCCCGCTCGAACGGTGACCGAGGGCTCGGAAGGGTCGCCGGAGGGTCGAACCGACGGTCCGTCGACTCGAACTCCTCTTCGTCCCTGTCTCGCTCCCCCGTTGTCATACCAGTGTTATCGGCACTTGGGGTCTCGAACTTGAGCCCAAAGGGCCGGAATCTTAGCAGGTTGAGCAGGTTTCTTGAGGGTATTCGATCGACTACCGAACCCGGCCGTAGCCGATCCTTTACCATGGCCGACCGTTGTTCAATTGCCTTTACTAGACCCCGTGGCTACACTTCCGCCCTCGGCAACGGGACGCCAGGGGCCGGAGCCGACGGACCGGACGTAAGACCCGCTTCCCCCGGACGGGCACTCGGCCGCCGGCCGGCTCCAGGCGTTGTCAGGGGATTGTAAGTCCCCTGACGCTCCCTCGAATCGTGGTAGACTGGTGTATGACACTGGGCGAAGTTCTCGACGCCTGGCTCGAGGCCGCGCGGCCGCGCCGCTCGGCGTCGACCGTTCAGGGCTACATATACAAGGTGAAGCGGATCAAGGCCGGGCTGGACGCGAGCCGTCCGGTCGACGACCTGACGGCCCTAGACCTAGATCGGTTTTACGCCGCCCTGCTCGAGGAGGGCTTGGCGCCGGCCACGGTCCGTCAGGTCCACGCGATCTTGTCGGCCGCGCTCCACCAGGCCGAGAAGTGGGAGCTGGTCCGGCGCAACGTCGCCCGACTGGCGAGCCCGCCGCCCCTGGACCGACCTAGGCTCCCGGTGCCGACCAAGGCCGAGGTCCGCGAGCTGATCCGAACCGTCCGAGCCGACTCATACTTAGCGGTCGCGGTAACACTGGCCGCGGCCACCGGAGCTAGGCGCGGCGAGCTGTGCGCCCTCACGTGGAACGACGTCGACTGGGACGGGTCGGCCGTGACGGTATCCAAGGCCGTGCAGCTCTCCAAGGGTCACAGGACGGTCGGATCGACCAAGACCCACCGCTCCCGACGCGTGGCTCTCGACGCCACGACCCTCGGCGCCCTTCGTGCTTGGCGGTTCGCGTGCGGAGATCCGCCGGCGGTGTTCTACGTGTTGGGCGGCCTGGCGCCGATGCACCCGGACGCTCTCTCGAGGGACTTCCGAAAGCTGTGCGGTGGTCGGTGGCGCTTTCACGACCTCCGGCACTTCTCGGTTACCGAGTTGGTAGCCGCCGGCGTCGACGTCAGGACGGTCGCCGAGCGCGTCGGCCACGCCCGAGCGACCATGACCCTCGACCGATACGCGCACGCGCTACCCGAGCGAGACCGCGAAGCCGCAGACGTGCTCGAGTCCGTCTTGACGTCCGATACCAACCGCGTCCCGGAATCGTAACTACCTGAAACGAACGCCACGGTCTGTCGAACAGAGTTCGACTCACTTGTGCTCTCCGAAACGGTAACTCTCACACTCGCAGCCGTCGGCCTCGCACTCTTCCACGAGGATAGCTCCGCCGGGAAGCCACGACAGGTAATGTTCGACTGCCGCGTCTCCACAGTGACACGCCGGCCACAAGTGAACGTCAACGGGAAGCGGCACGTTCGTATCCCATATTCCGCCACAACGCTCGGAGCATCAACTCGTCGAGGTCCGGCCACGGTCTCCACGGGTCGAGGATTCCGTGCGGCTTGACCCACGACGTCGGCACGGACACGGAAATACAGCCGGCTATCGTGGTGACTCCCGGCCGAGGATCTCCAACCGTCCACCACACGCGTCCGAAGTTTTCGAACACCGAGTCGGGTAAGATTCGGTCGGCCAACGCGCGCCACAGTTTCATTTACGGTGTCCCATTACGATCACTTTCGGAGTTAGAAGTTCCTTCGCCCCACCGTTGGCCGCAGTGGCATTCGTGTGGCTGAGCCGATTCCCCAATGCGCGTCGGGCATCAACGCCACGTAGCCGTCCACGAAGGGAAGGCGTCCGGTGCGCTCGGCTTGCAGCCGCGCGGAAACTCTTCTCGTAGTCTGGGATGTTGGCGTTCACCGTGTTGTCGTGAGGGCTGTGCGTGGGAGTCCGTAGACTCTCAATGCCACGCCGGTAGCCTTCTCAAAGTCGCGTCCTTCAAAAGCATGAGCGAGTGCGATTCCGTCAGCCCTCTTGATGTCGTTCGGTCGGGGCACGCGGATACGCCGCATGTACTGAGCCTGGAACCGAAGGGTCCCGCCTCGCATCTTTACCGTGTAGGTGCGGACAAACAGGTCAGCGATCCGTGACATTAAGAGGCCGCCGAGCATTCTGAGGTCCCAGCCGGCGGAAACAACATAGTAGAGGTTGTGGTGGGGATAGTGACCGCCATCCTCATAGACCGGTTCCATGGCTACCTTCATGTCTGGGAACAGGAGCTTCGGCAGAGGAGTGAGAGAATGGTCGACGCGGTCGATAGTTCGATACCAGTCACGGGGTCGGCGTTGAACGACATTGCGTTTGCGAAGGTCGCTCTCGTGTTCGTCAAAGTAAGTGCGGAGCCGTGGATACTTGTCGAGATCGATTAAGCTAGATCCGCTCGACCACGGGTCGACCAGGTAATGACCGGTCCATGTGAATTGCCCGGACTTCGTGTCACGGACCATTGACAATGGAAGAAGGCGTTCGTGTTCAACGAGCGTCGAGTCCTTTGTCACAAACACCTTGTCTGCACCTGTTGCGACTCCAATACCGATGCGAGTACCAGTCGTTTTGTCTTCGAGAAGTGGAAACCGTTCTTCTAGATCGGCAATGAGGGCCAGGTGCTCGGGGTTCCCGGCGGGCCACGGATCAGGACCGGCATACCAATGGGGGAGCTTGGCGATCTCAAAGGCGTCAGTACGTTTCGGACTGGTTTGTCTTCCTCGTGTCCACTTCAACAACTGCTTCGCATTGTTCTGGCCGAACCGAGCAGTGGTGTCCGCGAGAAGTGCAGGACCCTGTTTGTCACGCCTGATTACGGTGATCGCGGGGTAGGCACTTACCTGGTCCTCAAAGGCATCCACGTCATGCATTGCAATAGTGACATCCACCGAGAAGTGGTCACCGACAAACGCCCGAAGAGCACGGCCATAGGCGTTGTGCATCCACCGGTCCGCACAGATGTACGCGAGGGTTCCTTTATGCTTCAAGGAACGAAGCCCTGTCTCGTAGAACGCGACAAACAGGTCGGCTCGACCACCCATTGTGGGACAGGCCCGCCGATATGCGAAGGTCCGCACTGGGGCTATGTCTTCTAAGCGAACATAAGGTGGGTTGCCGAGTACGAAGTCTGCAGTAGCATTGAGGTCACGTCCGAGGATGAAGTCGCCCTCGTGAATCCACAGGTCGACAAGGGGAGTGACCATATCCTTGTCCCATTCATCAGCAACGAGGGTCTTTACCACGGCCTCCCGAGCAATCCGGACGTTCGAGGGTTGGAGGTCCACCGCGTAGATGGCCTCGCCTGCCGCGTCGATGGAGCGGCCATGTTGACGGCAAGACTCGCTCAGTCGGCGAGCCATTGGAACCAGGAAGGCTCCGAATCCGCAGGCGGGCTCGATAGCCCGCAACAGAGCGAGGTCCCGGTCCGGCGTATAGCCCGCGAGATCCAGGATCAACTCGACCACCCACGGCCGGGTGAACACTTCGCCATGGCTGCCGTCCTCGTCACGGGCCCTGTCGACCCCTAAGGGCTGCACGCATGAGGCGGGGATCAGGAACTCCTCGGGAGTCATAGAGAGCCTCTGAACCCTAACGGCGGAGGATCGAACCGAGGAACCGGAACTACGCCGATCGTCTTGCCCTTTGTAACCGGGAACCTGTTTCGGCGTGCTTCGGCTTCCTTCTCGACACGCTCGACCTCTACGCCTTCCTCGAACGTTAAGGTGCGTGGTCCGGGACAGTCGTGCGACTGCACGGCGACGATTAAGTCTCGCAAGGTAAAGCTAGTCCCGTCGAGAATCTCGACACCACATACACCGCAGTCGAACGTGTAATCGCCGCCGTCGTAACTTCCCCACAGGTCTAGTTCGAGGTCCGCCACGGTGTCACTTACTTCGATCATTTGTACCGCTCCTTCTCGACTTCGATCCTTGTCTGTTGAGCCGACACTTGTTGCATGTAAACCGCCGGCCCTAACGTTGGAGCCGCCAACGTGGACTGTGGGAACGTAGCCCACGACTTCACGTCGACGGTACTCGAGGCGTTGGCCCACTTGACCTTCGGCAGTAGGTGCCAGCGCAAGAGCCACAGATGCCGAAGCTTGAAGCGTTGCAGAGCCGAAGCCGGCCACGAGAAGTAGAACGTATGCGTGGCGTCGGCTAGGTGCTCGGCCAAGACGTAGCTATAGAGGGCGGCCACTAAGTTGCCGTACAACATGTCAACGAACACGTCGAAGTCGAGACCTTGAACCATCGACGGAGAGAATACTTGCCGCTGTCCTATTTGCAGACGTCGAAGCACTGTCTCTTTCACGTCGAAAGCCAACGCGTACGGATCGGTGTCGGTCACCAGGTCATCGCCTTTCGTAGTTCTTCTTCGTTCCAGTACGGAAAGTCCGCGTGATCGGTTACGAGTTTCGGCCAGTCGTACCGAGGGAACGCTTCGACTAGACCTTGAGTCGCGTATTGAACGCAGCGAACACGAACGCGGTCCGCGTGCGCCGCGTGCTCGGCTAGCGTGCGTATCTGCTTCTTGGAGAGTCGTCTCACGCCGCCACCCCGGTCTTGGTCCATCCGTTCTCTTTGACCCATTTGATCCACTCGCGCATTTGTCGGTTCTCTTGCTCGAGTCGGCGCAAACGCTGTCTGTCGAACTCGCTCATGTCGTAGTCGGCGTTCGTCCAGAACACTTCCATGGTCCGACGTTTACCGCCCCCGGTCGTGCTGATTTCCTTCAAGTCTTCGAAGGGAAGCCAGTCGGCTCCCTTCTGCTCGCACACGATCACTTGACCGCGCCGCTCTCGACACCAGCGGCCGAGAGCGGGGAAGTCGATTCCCGACGACCCACACGCGTACCCGGCTCCGTTCCCTTGCGGTCTGTCGAGCTGTACTTGGTACGGCGGGTCCACGAACCAGGTAGCCTCGACGTCCGGGCACGTGGTCTCGTACGAACCCTCGAGGATCTTCCAGTTTCGGACCAAGGGTAACGCCTTGATAATACGGCGTTGGATGTGCGGAAACACCTTGACCATTCGAGAAGTGACCACGTATCCGTCGGGATTCGAGTTCGGCCGCATCATAGCGCCGCTGAAACTCGCACCGGCGCACCCGGCCAGTATTAGCCATTCGTGCGTGCGCGTTCCGACTGGAGGTACTTCGATTCCTTCGACTTCTTCGGCGGTCATCCCTTGTATGCGCCGCCATATTCCGGCTACCTTCGGGTTAAGCTCGCATAGGATTACGCGAGTGTCGGGAGTGGCCCAGTGCAGACTGTAGCCGGCGGCGCCGGCGAACGGCTCGACTATCGTGTCGTACTTCGGCGCCGGGTAGTACCGAGCCAGCTTCGACTTCGCACCGTAGTAGTAGAAAGGCACTAGTCCTCCGCTCGTTCGGTGTCGCAACGCTTGCAACGCCAGACTCCGTCGCGCCACGTGTGCGTAGTGTGCGGACAAGTAGCGGGGTCGGCTAGAACCATCCCAACTCTTCCGCTAAAGAAGTAGGACATGGGCTTGCCGGTGGCTCCGACAGTAGGCACAGGTCGACTCCTATTCTCTCGTCCCTGAACGGCGTAACGTCGAACGTCCGGAAGTCCTCGAGCAGCTCCGCAAGCGTCGCGCCTCGACCTGTGCACGCCGACACCGGAAGAGCCACGTAGTACCTGTCGCTGCACACTCCGGAGCCCCATCCCGTGAAACTTCCTTCTCGACCGACCTGAACGGTACGCCCACACGACCAGCACTCGGCGGTAGACACAGGACTAAGACTAGGCGCACGCCACGCCGCCCACACTTCGCAATCGTCGCAACGATAAGCGACTGCCACTCCGGAGCCCCATCCCGGCCAGGGCACAACGCTCTACCCCCCTACCGACACCACGGCTCGCACGACTTCACCGTGTACGAGCAAGGTCACCGAAGCGAGCGTATGTGATCCGCACACGAACGCGTTTCGGTCGTCGCGTGCCTCTTCGCAGACGATCACGTGCCAGCAGTTGCGGTTCGACTGAACCGGTTCTACTAGGCACAGCAGCAGCCCGGACTTGAAGAGGACCAAGTTCCCCGGCCGATACTTCGACTCAGGCATTACGCCGGCCCCACTCCACGGCGTGCTCGATAGCTCTTGTCACGTTCTCCGTGGACTTCTCGTCCAAGAGCGCCGGCAGGTCTCCGGCCTTGATTAGCCCGGCCGTCGGAGAGTTGAGAACGTGTACGAACTCGTGTATGGCGTTGCGGAGAATCTGTTCGTCCGTAGCACCTACGCACATCGGCAGATACCAACGGATTTTGGCACGGCCGTACTGCCACTGTGCGACGGTACAGGCCATCGTCGTGAACACGGACACGGTTCCGGCCTTCTCGACCGAGTCTTCTCCGTCGTGACTGACGTTGAACACGTGTCCTATCTCCCACTCGGGAGCCATCCCGAGTATGTCGGACGCGACGGTGCAGATACGGAGGACTCGCCGTGCCGTTCGCTTCTGAATGGAGTTCAGCGCCTCGAACTGCGCTTCGTACTTGACACCGAATCGCCTCGCCTTCGGTCTAGGTGCTCTCCTAGCCCTCGGCTTAGCTCTCGTAGTCGTCATCGTTTCCACTCCTTCTCTTGTCTGAACCATCTTTCGGCGAACCACACGCGCCCTCGCACGAGATTCGCCCTCGCGTGACACACGAAGCAGTACCACAAGTCCGACCAAGGCGCGTTCCGCACGCCGAACCAACGCCAGAAGTAAGGCACGAGTGACAAGTGTTTGCACTTCGGGCACTCGCGGCACTCGATCGGGTCCGGCTTGTCGTCAGGCATGACCACGCGCCTGTTCTCTTCCGCGTACTTATCGCCTCCCCGAAAAGGCGGAGGGTCTCCACGAGGCGGGAGGTCCGTCGGCACGTCACGCTCGCGCCGTTACACGGCCGTTGTGACGGCTGCGCCCTCGAGCACAGTCGGCCGACAGTCGAGTAGACCTGGCGGCCATACGGCGTTCGCTCCGATTGCGCGGGAGCACCTTCTCGCCTAGGCCGTCGAGCAGAGGGTAGCCGGTCTTCGGGTCCGGGATAGCCAAGCCGGCGCCGAGGAACATACGCGCCATCCACTTCGACCAACTGTAGTGTTTGGAATGCCGTCTCACTGTCGCTCCTGTCGTGGAATCTCGAGACACCGGCCTTCGTGGAAACGTCGGAACGCGCAGCGTGGATTGTCGCAACCGCCCGAAGTTGCCAGCTCCATAAGCTGTCGGTCCACTTGAGACGGGAACTCCTTACCTTCCAGCCACGAAGCGATCATGTCCACGAACTTTCGTGCTGCTCTTCTCGCGCGTACCCACACGGCGTACCTCCGCAGTTCGTCGGTCGTGTACGTCACGCCGTCTTCCTTAGTAGTGCTCGACGGTCGGCTACACGTTCGGCGGCGGATCTTCCTCCGAACACTCCACAGCCACCTAACAGTGCCTTTTTCCGTGGTCTTTCGTTGGCACTTCCGCCGCGACGTTCTCTCTTGGCCGCTGCGTACTGATTGAGAAACTCGTCCGGAGACAGGTCTCGGTCGTCTAGGTGCCGCTCGTCCCGCACGCACTGCTCGAGACACTGCCGCTCGACCAAGCATCCGTGACAGAACTCCTTGGCCGCGGCGATTCCTTCTTCGGTGTTGGAGAAGAAGTCCGGAGCGTCGTCGTTGTATCGACAACGTGCTCGCAACTCCCACGCCGGCTTATTCGGGCGCCTCACTTCGCGTCTCCTCGAACTAGCACGATCAGGGTGTCGCCGTTGACCTTGGTTCTAAGTCGTAAACCGTGGCTACGACCGAAATACCTGACTCGATTTCTTAGGCTGGTCAAGGCGTTTTCGTCGGACGGAGCCGGCAGCTCGATACGTCCGTCGAGTCGTAGTTTGACTACCCAACTCTCCGTCTCTTCCTTCTTGTCGACGTGGAACGGAACGTTTTCCCTCGGAGTAACGTCCTGTCCTTCGTGACAATGGCAGTCGCAGTACACGACTTTTCCGTTCGGCCGAGTCAGTCCTCCGGGACACTGACCGTGAAACTTCTCAGGAGAAGTAGTGCTGCTTACCGACTTGGCTTCGACGAGAAGCGCGGTTTCGCAGTGCCCGAACATCGTAGGTCCGCTGTTGACGCGTGTTAGTGCCACCCGGTCACCTCCGCTCTCGCGTGACGCTGACCATGCGTGTATCGGCACGTTCGCGCCAAAACTTGAGCGTTACTTTTTTCACGCGGCCTCACCTCGCGCTACCAAGTGGCCGAGGCCGGGTACCAACAAGTAACGGTGATACTCCGGGTGTTTCCGTTCGACTGCGTCGTAAGCTTGCACTAGCCACGCTGCTACGGCACGCGAACCGCCGGGCATCGGAATATCGCGTTCGCGCTTGGTCCACGAACACAACGCTCCGGGCTTTACGGCCAGGTCCGGCCCCATGTTCCACACGATCGGTACGTTGTTACGGTCGACGTGGCCGGCCGCTTCCGCTATGGCTTCGAGAATCGGAGGACGGTCGGCTGTAGCCAAGTGCGCGGCCTTCACTACGGATTCGTCGAACGGCGGCAAGTCACAGCCGCAGACTTCCTCCGAGAACTGTCGAAGCAGCGAGTAGCCCCACTCGGCCACTGCTCGAGCTTGACGTTGTCTGTCCGGTATGGCCGGAGGAGCCGGCAGCTCTCCGAGTCGAATCAAGTACAAGAGCCACGACAGGTAGGCGTTCCCGAACCCTTCGTGCGACAGGCTGACTACGCGGCCGAGCGCGACTTCGTCGCGGCCCTTGGAAGGCATCGGCACCATGACCATACGTTCGGCGTGCGCCGTCTCGGAGAACGTGTCTTCTCCGGTAACTGCTATCGGAGCACGTGCCGGTAGCTTCTTGATGTGCATACGGTTTTCGCTCAAGCCGCCCTTGATGGTGGCCGACCCATCCCACGCGTCGCGGATTACTTGGTCGAGAGCTAGCTTCGCTTCCGGTCGGGCGCCGGGCCGGTACTCGTCGAACCACATCGGAATGGCGTTCGTAGATCCCGCGTAGCTGTGTACGGCGTGCGCGGTGGTTCCGGTTAGCGTCGTCGGATTGGTGACCCAAAAGCCGAACGCTTCGAGGATCGTGCCGAGTAGCGTGGTCTTGCCCCATCCCGAGCCGCCGGTCACGGCTAGCGTCGGGAACTTCGGGACCATAGAACGCAGCGGCGCCGCCGCCACCCATCCGAGAACCGGTGTCACTATCTCCGGCTTGTGCAGCCGAGCCAACGCCGACGGTAACTCTCGGTCCCAGTCGTCGCTCGAGCCCAGTCGAATCGACTGACCGAGGTCGACGTCGTTTTCGGGCGGCACGTATCCCCAACCGCTGTGACCTATCACGGAGTCGGGTAGCACGAACGCTTCTTCGTGAAGTCCGACTACGTCTGTTCCTCGAACACGCGGGGCCAGTAGAGCCCTGGTCTTCAACAGCTCGAGCAGGTCGGCCAAGTCGCGGTCCGTTCCCTTCCAGGACAGCAGACGATCGGCGGCCCAACGACGCATCCGTCCGGAACTGGACAGCTCGGCACCGGTCAAGAAGTGTCGGCGTCCGTTTCCGGGAACCGACACCTCGAACACTACGTGAGCCTCGCTGGTTTCCATCATTACCAGTCGGCGCGGCGTCAAGACGAAGTCCGACAAGACCACGTCCGGACGTTCGTCCGAGGTCGACTTGCGAACATAGCGTCCTCCGGACTCGGCTATCGGAAGCGTTCCGGGGTCGACTACCGGCCAAGCTTCTCGAAGGGCTCTCAGTACGAGAGCCTGTCCGGCCGCCGTGGCGTCCATTCCGTCCGGAAGGCATACCACTCGAACGGACGCTGCCCTCGATGGAAGAGCGGCTACCCACGACGCGGCGCATCCTCGGCCGGCTTCGTCGGCGTCGAACAGTAGCGTGACGTGCTTTCCGGCCAACGTGTTGAGCCACTCCGGGCGCGGTTCCTTCACTCCGGCCGGAAGTCCGAGCACGTCGGCGTCGACGGAGTTTTCGTGGAGAAGCCAAGCCGTAGACCACGTGTCGGTTTCGCCTTCGCACACGACGACGAACTGCCGAGAAGTTCCGCGCCACGTGCCGTAAAGCTGCGACAGGTCGCTTCCTCGAACTGCTCGGTGCTCCCAGTCCGGCACGAATCGACGCTTGACGCCGACCAGCTCGCCGGTAGGCGCGTAGTGAGGAATCAAGACCGCGTCGTCGGTGCCGACTACGCCGAACTCGTCGTGAACCCACACGGCCGGCGCTACTACTCCTCGGTCGAGGAGCATGGACTCGAGGGACTCGATACGGTCGGCCTCTTCCAACATCCGACCTAGGTCCGGAGTCGGCCCGGCGGTTCTCGGCGCTGGCACCGGCTGGTCCGGTAGTCCGCCGTCCCTAAGTTCGACGGCCAGGCGCTTGGCTTCCTTGAAGTCGCACCCGTGCCAACGTTCGAGGAAGTCGAACAAGTCGCCGCCGACGTCGCACGGCCAACAGCGGAACCTTTGCGAGCCGTCGCTCCCCGTGTAGACTCGGAGCGACGGCTCGTGGTCGTCGTGGAACGGACACAGCCCGGCTAGCTCCCCGTTGCCGGCGTCCTCGAGTGCTACACCGTAGTGAGTTAGGACGCCGGCGAGCGGAGCCGCCGCTTTGATGGCTTTCGGGTCGTGTCCGGCCGAAGCGGCCGCGTAGTCGGTCGTGGTCAGGACCCCTTCGGACCGCGTATGTACGCGGCGGTGTACCACGTAGCGGCCAAGAACCCAAGCGTCCACAGGTAGCCGAGCGCCGGAACTTGGTGGTACGTGTGGCTAGCTCCGCCGAGCAGCAGAGTAAACAGCCACGCCAGTACGAATATCATCGCGACTTCACAGTCCGGGCGGCAGGTCTGGCGGTCCGGTGGCTACGGCTGTAGCTACTGCCGGAGCTGCTACCGCGACGGCAGGAGCCGCCACGGCTACTTCCGGAGGTGCTGTCGTCGCCGGCACGGTCGCGGGCTTGATGTTCTTGACCTCGTCGCGTACACGGCCTTGGTACGGCTTGCCGGGGCCGACAGTTATCACGGCTCGGCGACCGAGGAGCGTCTGACAGATCAGAGCTTCCTTGTTAGCTTCCGGCAGGCCGGCGAAGAACGCGGCGTCGAGACCGAGAGCGGCCATCTTGCCGAAGAAGTATCCGACCGAGTTCGGGTTTTCCAGCTTCAACGTGAAGTTGGTAAACACCTTGCGGTTCTTGTGCGGACCGTCGACGATCGTGAACTCGATCCGATACATCGGATTGTCGTTGCTCGAAGGTCGATACTCGGCGTTGGTGATTTCCGCGTTGTAGTCGATCGCCGGCAGCGGTTCGAGTCCCTTCGCGGCTTGGGCGGCCAGCAGGCCGTAGTCGACGGTTGCCATCAAGCAGTCTCCTCTTCGTTGTAGACGGCGAGCATTTCCTCGACGTCGGGATTTGTGATGCACGCTCCGTACCGAACGGACAACACGTGTGTGCGGTCCTTGGCTTCGGAGAACTGTCTAGGGTGAATCAACATACGGCGCCACTCTGCGCCGGAGTCGTCCACCTGTACGAACATGTACCCTTCTACGTCCACGTAACCGGGTAGCGACACGCTCAGTCCGCCTTGAATAGCCGGCCTGTTCATGGCGCGCTTGACGTCGGTAAGAGCCAAGAACACCACTGCTTCGAGCGGGTGGGTCGGATGGAACACCAGGTCGCGCATGTGGCGTACCGTGAACTCCATCTTGTCGAGGAGTCGGCCCCACTTCGCCTCGGTCATCCCTTCGTCGCCGGCGAGGATCGCGTCCTTACACCGCTTCTGAATCTCGGTTAGCGAGTCGACTACTACCGACTTGAATGGATGAACTCCGAACTCGAGCCAGTTGTACGACTTCTCCAACGTCTCGAAGCTTCGAACGATCGTGTGGCACACTTGCCAGTCGCCGAGTTCGGGCGGGTCTTCGTGTTGTGGGTCCCACTCGATCACACGTTGACGCGTCGGCACGCCGTCCACTAGGCGCCACGGCTTGACACTTCCGCCCTCGGCGTCCAAGACGAGTCGCGGCTCCGGGGTCGTCTGACCGAACCACGACTTGCCGACTCCTCCTTCGCCGTGAGCTAGCACGGCTAAGCCACGCCACCCTTCGGGTCGCTTTGTGTTCGTCATGTAAGCTCTCCCTTTCCGGATTCTGCGTAACGTGCGTACGGGTCGGACTCTTCGTACAGCGTCGCTATCAGTTGGTCCGGCTTGTCGTTCGGCCTGTCGATTAACCCGCACACGGCGAAGAACGGGCAGTCCCAGTGACAATTTCGGTTAGGCGACGGGTACACCACTGCCAACGGATTGCCGCCGGCGTCTAGTCGCTTCCTCGTGTTGAGCATGACCTCGAGTTCTCCAAGCAGTCGTGTACCGAAGCTCTCGATCTCTTGTTCCGAGTACGTGACCGACAGTCGTTCGTAGAACGGAGGAGTGGCTCGAGCCGTGCGCTTGGACTTGCGAAGCATGTTGTACAGAGCACCGCCTACCTTCTCGCCAGTCACCTGTTGCAACAGCCAGGCGTACAGCTTCAACTGTTCGTCGAGCGTTAGCGACTTCGTCGGAGTCGTGAACTCCTGAACGGTCTTGTGGTCGAGGAACATGTCTGCTCCGTCGTGGACACGACGTGCCCGAAGGTCGAGCTTGGCACTCAGCTCGACTACTTGGTCTCCGACTCGTACGGGAAGCTCGACGGACTGCTCGGCCGCTACTACACGTAGTCCGGCGTCGGCTCCAGTTTCCTCGAGCCACTCGAAGTAGCCGGTAAGAATCGCGTCCTCGAGGTCGGCGTCCTTGCGAATGTCCTTCTCCTGTTCGGGAAAGTCGTCCACGGCTCCTTCGACCATGGCGGCGTGGTAGGCGAGCGCGGCTTCCGTAGCCTTGACTTGTCCGACGGCTTGAACCTGGCCGTAGTACAAGGCGACGCATACGTGAACGCGTGTTCCGATGGCCGACGGTCCGTAGGCACGGTCGCGCTTGAGTGCTAGTCGACGGTAGTAGGCGAGCCACCACTTACGTCGGCAACGCTTGAAGCACTGAATCTCGGAGTTACTTATCCGCACGGCCCCACCTTCTCCAACCGTTCATGTACAGCACTGCCCACACGGCCGACCAAGGAAGAAGACTCCACAGGTGCGGCGTAACTACGAAGCACAGCCATACCCACAACGCTTGACTAGCCGCGCCGACGAGAAATCCCGAACGCCACTTGTGTCCGACCATCCACACGCCTAGGGCTCCGAAGAAGTTCGGCAAGAACGACACGACTTGCACCCACAGTTCACTCACGACGCCACCATCCTGGACAACGCTTGACGGTCTCGAGTGATTATCTCGAGCCGCTCGCCTTTTTCGGCTATGGCTTCGTGTTGTGCTTCTTCCACGGTTCCGGGTGCGATCAAGTCCACTATCGTGACGCTGTCGGCTTCTTGTCCTTGGCGGTGTATACGGTCTTCGGCCTGTCGGTTCTCGAGCATGGACCATGACCGCTGCATGAAGCACGCCGTCGCCGCCCGTGTCAACGTCAAAGACTCGGAGCCGGCGCCGAGCGTCAGCAGCAGTACGCGTATGCGACCTTCGTCGAAGTCGTCCTCGGCCGCTTCGCGTGCTCGGTCGGTCTGAGCGCCGACCACCAAGCCGTGCGGAATCTTCTCTTTCTCAAGCCGCTCGGACGCGAGTCGAATAAGCTGCTTGCTCTGCGCGAACACGACCAACTGTTCGTCGCCCATGTCCTCGAGCAACTCGACCAATGCGTCTACCTTGCTGGACGGAGAGCACATCCGTACTTCTCCGTCGGCGTTCACTTCGATCGACGCCGCGGCGCACTGTGTCAAGCGGGTTAGCCGCGTGAGCGGGTCGAGCGCCAGGGCAGTTCCTCCCTCGAGGTCGGCTAGTAGTTCCTTCTTGAGCTGTCGGTAAGCCTTCTCTTGACGTGGCGTCATGTCGACGTGTCTAGGTTCGTACACCTTCGGAGGTAACCAAGGAAGAACCAAGCTCTTCGGTCGACGCAGGAACCGCCTGTCGGCCAGTGCGTAAAACTCGGTCTCCATTCCCGGACGCAGTCCCGGAATGTCGACGGCTCCCCAGTAGTTGCGTCGCACCTCGAAGTACCTGTCGGTAGTCTTGCTTCGACTGGTCCACTCGTTCGGAGACACGAACCGCAGCGCCGCCCAAAAGTCGTCGAGCGCGTTGGCTATCGGAGTACCGGTCACCGCCAGACGTTGTCCGGCCGAGTCGCCTACGGCCCAAAGGGCTCGAGTCTGCTTAGCTTTCGGATTGCACGCGCGGTGCCACTCGTCGGCTACTACCGCCGCCCATTCTCTGTTCAGCTCCTTGTTCTCGCGTTCGGTAGGCGCCAAACGAATCGAGCCGAACGGAGCCAGCCGACTGTGTAGGCGAAGCGCGTCCCACCCGACTACGTACACGTCGTGCCCTCGAGCCAGCTTGGCGCGTCGACTCGGAGCGTTGCCGTCGACCACCATCACGTCGAGACCGGTCGACCACTTGGCGAACTCTTTGCGCCACACGCGTCGACCGACGCGGCGTGCTACCACCAACGCCGGGAACAGCTTCTCGGCCTCGAGCCACGCGATAGCCTGCGCCGTCTTGCCCGTTCCCATTTCGTCGGCCAGGATCGAACTGCCGGCGGCTCTCAAGAACTGGACTCCGGTGCGTTGGTACGGATGGAACCGAGGATCGCCGGGTGCGTCGTTGTTCGGATTCATGGCGAACTCTCGAGCGGCCATGGTCGGTTCGACGTAGCCGGACCACTCGGCCCACGCCCACGCCGACAGGGCCGACGACACGCCGAGACGTTCGGCGAAGCTAGTCTTCAAGACCTTGAGCGTCGCCCACGTCAGCGGAGCGGACCACACGTCGTCTCGATACCGGACGCCTTGTAAGGACTGAACCGCGAACTCGTCGCGGAACCCGACGTCGGACAGGACGATTCGACCGGAGTCGAGGTCGGCGTTAGGCACGCGGCGCCTCCATACGTCCAGTACGAACCATCCACAGCATAAGGTGTCGGAGTGCGTCGTTGGCGTGACCCAAGCCGGGGCGGTACCATCCGGCGGCCTTGAGTCGTGCGTTGGTGGCGAACTCCTTGGCGTCGAACGGCGTCTGCAACTTCTCGAGAGTGACGTTGTCTCGCCTGTCGGCCAACGACCGAACGGCTCCGATCACGTGCAGTGCGTCGTACTGACGTGTTAGCTTGGTAGTGCGCTCGGATATGTTGTACCGTTCGCATACGACGTGAACGTCGTAGTCTCCGTACAATCCGGCCCAGCTCTCGAGAGCCCGGACCAGTTCTCCGAACGGCATTTCGTTGGCGCTCGGACGCTGCTCGTGTGTGGCTTCGTAAGCCGCTACTCCGGTGGTCAGTCCGGGGTCGAGTGCGATAAGTAGCTCAGTCTTCCGCATACTTGTCGCCCCATCTTTCGTGAAGAATCGAATAGCTAGCCGGCATAGGAACCGTGAGGTCGTCGCGGTACATGATCCGTCTAGCTTCTTCGGCGAACTCTTCCGCGTCCCCCTTCGGAACGTCGAAGACGAGTTCGTCGTGTACCGGAAGTACGAGGTGCTCGGTAAGTCCGGCGCGGTCTAGCCGAACTATCGACTGCTTCAACACGTCGCCGGCCGTGCCCTGCACCAAGTAGTTCACCAGCTTGTAGACCTTGTCGGCCGGCACCACTTGGCGTCGACCGAACGGAGTAAGCGCGTAGCACACGCCTTCTTCGGCCGCTCGCATCGTGGCTTCGTGTTGCACCTTCTGTTGCCAGACTTTTACGCCGGGAAACGTGGCGTCGTATCCTTGGAGGAACGCCGCCGCGGTGGAGTCGTCTACTCCGGCCGTAACTGCGAACTTGTGAAGACCGGCCAAGTACGCCTTGGCGTAGGCGGCTTTCTTGATAAGCGAACGTCTTGGGTCTTTCTTCTCGAACGTCGGTTCGTCGTACAGTCGACGGCCCATGTTCACGAAGAAGTCGCCCTCGGACGCAAAGGCTTCGATCATTCCTTGATCTTGCGAGAAGTGTGCTACGAGGCGCTGTTCTATTTGGTCGTAGTCGAGGCTAACCAGCACGTGACCTTCTCGAGGAATGAACGGGTCGCGTACGAGCTTGCTCCGCGGTATCTGTTGCAGAGCCGGTCGCTCGGCCGACATACGTCCGGTGCGTGCGCCCATACAGTTGATGCTCGTGTGCAGAATGTCGCCGTCCGCGTACTCGACGTAGTTCCCAAAGTACGCGTTGGCGTAACGGTTCAGCTTTCGAACGTTCAACACCGCCTTGGCGAGAGGATGGTCGAGACCTTCTAGGACTTCTTCGTCTACCGACCAACTACCGCCGGCCGTTCTCTTGGTGAGGAGCACGCCGTCGGACATGAGTTGCGCCGACACTCGCTGGTTTTGTCCGGGACCGAATCCGTAACGTTCCTTGCACCAAGCCGTCGTCTGTTCGGACACGGCCAACAGCTCGGCGCGTTTGGTTTCGCAGTAGGGAACGTCGACGCGGATACCTCGACGCTCCATGGCGTCGACTACGTTCGAGCACGCCATTTCCATGTCGTACAGTTCGGCCTGTGCTCCGACGATTTGTGGCTCGAAGAGTTCGTACAGGTGCACCGTCAGTACCGGATCGAGCGCGGCGTACGCCCAGTACGCCGTAACCCATACCGGAATCGTGCGCCAGTTCCACATACCCTTCGTCATGGCTCGAGCTAGTTCGCTCTTGCCTTGCTCGGCTCCGGGGTCTACGTACTTGACGCCTAGATACTTGAGTCCGGTCTTTTGGTCCGGATGCAATAGGTGCGCCATGGTGATGGTGTCGTGTACGTTCTCGCGACGCAGGGTGCAGCCGTTCGTCTCGAGGTATCGGACGTCGAACTTCGAGTTATGAAACACGATCGGCCTGTCGTACCTGTGCAACGCGTGCATAGCGAGACCACCCCACAGCTCCCACGGAACGGCCCATCCGTCGGCCAGGTCTCCGAACTGAACCAAGCGCAGCGGCTCGCGCCACCAGTCGAATCCGCCGGTCTCGGTATCGCAACCGAGAATCTGCCGACGTTCGCCTAACCAACGCACGAAAGCTTCGGCGTCGAAGAAGTCCTCTACGAGGTGAAGCTGCGCCTGCACTAGCTCGGAGCCTCCTCGAGTGCCCTCTCTTCTTCTTCACGTGCCTTGGCTACGAGAGCCTCGGCTATCCGTTCGGGAGAAGCCTTCTCGGTGTTGGCCACTACCCAAGGAACTCGACTCCAGGTAATAGCCTTCTCGAACGACAGGTGCTCGGCGAGCAGACGTTCCGGAACGGCTACCTCTCCTCGAGCCTCGAGGCGCGCCACGAGAGTGTCGACGCGTGCTTGACACAGACAGCCGAACGCTCCGAGACGGATCAAGAACGACTCGACGGCCGCCCACTCGATAGGACTGAGTCCGCATCGACCTCGGTCCAGCTTCCCGTACACGCGCTCCGACATGTGCCAGCGGTCGCACACGATGTGCAGAGCCGTGCCCGGATGGTACCGAGCTAGGCCGGCGGTGGATTCGGTCAACGGGTGTCGGTCTTCCGGTGGTAACTGACGCAAGACAGTGAAGTCGTACGCGTTCTTGAGCACGTCGGCCACGCTCGTCTTGCCCGCGCCGTTTGCTCCGTCGAGAAGGATTAACACCGGCCGTCCAGTTCGCTGCCCATGAAGAAGATCACTGCGCTACACAGGAACGTACCGACTAGCACGCGTGGTCCGTCAGCGGCCCATACGAGAACTCCCGACACGGCGAACGCACCGAACAACGCGAAGAACAAGGAACGTCGAGCGTTCACTTGACGATCACTACCAAGTCCGACTCGGCCATTAGTGCCTTGCACTCGGACGTAGTACGCTTCCAGTGAACTAGCGCGAGCTTGTCCTTCTCGAACCAATGCACGACGATTCCGCGCACCATACGGTTCGTCTTGAGTCCGACCATGGAGCCCTTCCTCATTGTGGAATCGCTCTCCACAGGTCCGAAGGCATGACTTCGTACACGTCTCCCCACGTGTGGTACCAGCCGGCGAACCGCAAGGCTTCGGCCGCCACGGCGGAACATATCCACGTTCCGTCACGACGAAGACTCACGAACTTGGGAGTGAGAATGTCGAGTGCTATGCTCGCGATCGTCAGGAAACCGTAGCGTTCACCGACTTGTAGTCGCATGAACTTGACGACTTCCTCCGGCAACGCAGGGAACGGACAAGGAACTACTACGTATTTACCACCTGGTGCTACCGTGTCGAGAGGTGCTCGAGACACACCGCGTGCTTGCGCTTGAAGAACGAATCGTGTGTCGTCGTCTACGACGGCGACGTGATTCGGCTTCCAAGCACGGGTACTAGCCTCGGTGTACAAGTACGCCAAGACTGGCGCTAAAAGTAGTACCGACGTGAGTGCTAAGGCCGGGCCGGCTGCTCCACACAAGAACGGTGCTATGACAGCAAACGTAGTTAGCGCACCGGCTAGCCACACAGCCGGCCGTCGCAGACGTTCGCCGAGACGGATGGCCCGTCCGATAGTCCCTCGACTCTCACAGAAGACTAGGTCTCCCGGCTTAGCTATGGCAGGCACGACGGTCAACATCAACGAATCTCGTCGACCAAGCCGAACGCGAGAGCTTCGTCGGAGCTGATCCACCAGTCCTTGCGCTTCCCGATGGCCGACGTGGTCACTCGGTGGCCGCGATCGCGTAGTGCCTGTATGAAGTCGAACAGAGCCATGCCGGCCACCAGGGCGCCGCCCGGACTGTTGAAGATGATCTCTATGTCGCAGCGTGGATCGGTGCGTGTCCACTCGGTCAAGGTCTCGAGCGCCTTGGTGACGCTTCCGGAGTTCACGTCTCCGTAGAAGGTGAGAACGTGGTTACGCACGTCGGCCGCGAGTTCCTTCTTACGATCTTCTCGCTTGCGTTCCAGGTTGATGGCGTCGGTGTCGGCCTCGATCTCGGCTACTCGAGCGTGAGCCTCGGCTTGGCGCGTCATGTACTCGACCTCGCGCTTGCGCTCTTCGTAGTAGTCGGCCAGCGCGTTGAAGTGCCGCGCCTCCGCCTCGAGCTTGGTTCGCTGTGCTTCGGTTTCCTCGCCTGTAGCGGTCACGCGCTCTCCTTCCGAGCTAGGTCGTCCATCAAGAGTGCCAGTGCCAACGTCGCGTAGTTGGCTCTGTCGAGGTACGTGTCGTCTACGGACTCGTTGCGCGGCCTGCGACCGCTCGAGCGCAGTGCCCGAAGACGGGACTGCTTCAACTCCACCAACAGGTCGGCGGCTTGGTAGGCGCCCTGGAGGATCTCTTGAGCCGCCATGTCGTCGAAGTTGCTGCGCCAACTGGCGTCGGTTGCGTAGTCCGCGTTCTTGGCCCCGAGCACGTCGCACATTCGAGATATCGCTCGACGGATCGGAAGCGGAAGAGCGGCTCGACCCGGAGTCGGTATCGGCTCCATGGTGTCGTCGTCGTAGAACTGGCTACCGCACAGCGCGGCTAGACGAATCTCTATATCCGCTCCGGGACTGTTCTCCCAGCCCGACAACAGAGCTATGTTCTCGCACGACATGAGAGCCGGAAGGTCGTCCTGCATGGCTTCTCGGTACGTCAGACGGCGGCGCTTGGCGGCCTTCTTGGCGCGCATTCTGTTGAGTTCGCGCGGACTTATGACAGTCCATCCGGCCTTCTCCCAACGTCGAGCCGAACGTTCGAACGCCGGATAGTTGAGCCGAGGTATACCGGTCATGGGGCCGGCTATGTATATGCGGCCTTTCGTGTCGGTCACGGGTACACGTCTCCGTTTACTTCACACATGTGGTCTTCGTACGGCACGGCCACTCGGCGGTAGAACTCCTTCTGCGCGCACCCGACGGCGCCGACGCAGTCGTCGGACGATCCGCAGTCGGAGAAGTAAAACACTCGACACAGCTCCATAATGCCGTACTCGAGTCCTTTTCCTCGGTGCCATATACCGTTTCGAATGTTGTCCTTGGCGACTTCGCACGCCGCTTCGACTTCGTTGATGGTCGCGTAACGCGGGCACCTAGTCCACTCTTGTACGAACAGCAGAGTTATGGAGTAGTTGAGTTCTCCGACTGTCTCCGGAGCAGCAAACGCGTGGACCCTGCGCTCGGGAACTATGTACGGCATTACAGGTATCCTTGCGTCGGAAGTCCGCTCGGCCCGTCGTCGTGTGGTCGTGTCGGCAACATGACGGTGATCTCCGGAGCGTCGGGACTTTCGTCCGCGATCATGTGGAACATGCCGAGCTTGGCCGTGGCGTTACGGAACGCCTTTCCGGTCTTGGCAGCTTCTTTGTCGAGTTCTTCGTTGTGCGGGTCGACTATGTACGCGGCCTCGGCGGTGTAGAAGTCTTCCAACGCATCAAGCGCCTTGCGCTCCAAGTCCTCGAGACGAACGACGTCAGCAGGCATTGTCGGGTGCGTCCTCCGATCCGTTTACCGACGCGTACTTGCGCGGTCCGCCACTGGCCATGCACGCCCATGTCCCGTTGCAGTGCTTCCACAGCCGGCGGAATAGTCCGTCGGCACACGCGTCCGTTACAGCGAACACTGGCTCTCCACAGTTCTCGCACGTAGACGTCGGCGGTTTTAGCGCGGCTGGACGCTCGCAGGTCTCTTCGTCCTGGCCGAACAAGCGGCGCAAGATCACGACGTGTACGTTCTCCAACTCGTCGAGACAGACGTTCACGATTTCGTCTTGACTACCTACGGCCAGACGGTCGGGAAGCGTCGAGTTCGGTTCGAACTTGATGTGTTCGACTCGATACAGCTTCACGAATCCTCCAGCATCCGTACGGCGTTTTCGGTGCCGGGAGTAACCTCGACGCTCTCCGAAGCATGGCCGGGAATACGGCCGTACTCGCGGGACAGCAGCTCTCGACGCTCTTCGTTGGTAAAGGTGTCGTACTGCTCCTTGGTGAAAGTCGGTAACGGACCTTCGGCCTGTCCTCGCGCATATGTAGCCATCGACGTCTCCTTAGACGTACGTGTTCTCGGTTTTTTCAAGTTTGGGACCGTAAGTACTATGACCACATGCTGTGCAGTGGAAACGTCGTCTGCGTGTTTTCACGTTCACTTGCCATCCCTGGGTGATCATTTTTCCCGTAACCAAACACACAGGACACACGTTAGGTCGATCAGGTATATTCTTCTTTCGTATTCCTAACGGAAGTCCCGAAGGTTCTTGTTCAGAGTGGCCGCACGCTTTACACTTGAAGCGTCGGCGAGGTCCACCCGTTGTATATGATCGACTATCAGCTACGAATGTGTTTTTACCACCACACTCAACACACAACTTAGGTCGAGTCGGTATGTCTTGAAGCGATGCTGTCGTGTCTCGAGGCTTTCCGGTACGTTCAGAACACCTATGACCACAAGACCGGCACTGAAAACGTCGGTAACGTCGTGTAGACGTTAGTTCCCAGCCCCTACTTTGCATGGTTCCTTCTGCTCCACAGTTCGGACACATGTTTGGTCGATTAGCTATGGCGCCGAGGTTTGGGTGTCGTGGCATCCACGGACGTATTTTGAGATACAGCCCTTCAAGAAGCTTGACGTCGTGCGCGTTGTAGCGACGCATCCTGGCCCAAGCTTTCGCGTCTCCATCCATGCACTTGCGCCAGGTCTCGAACCCGCCGGTATCTAGCTTCTTGCCGACTCCGAGCTGTTGACACAGGTCGTCTAGTCGGTTGCGCGTGAACCCGAAGTGAGCCTTAGCCACGCGGAACGTGTCGACCTCCTTGTACGGACTAGGCGGCTGCAGTCCGTGTACAAGCATCCGAGCTTGTGCTTTTTTCGTGTCGAACGCTATGCTGTTGTGTCCGACTATCACGTCGGCCTCGTCGAACAGCTTGTGCAGCAGAAGAGCTAACTCGTAGTCGTCCGTGCGGTCCTTGCGCCACCTCTTCGGGAAGTCAGGAAGAATAGCGACGTGCGTTTCGCGATCTCCGACCCACTTCCAAGCAACGGAAAGGATGTACCACTCGGCTTCGATGTTGTGGACGTTCGTATGCCATATCTCGAAAACCCAAGCGGCTAACGGCGCAGTCTCAATATCGAAGAGCAGAATACGCGGCTCACGTTGAGCTTCGGTGTTGTCCGTTGTACTCAAAGTAGTCGGCTGTCTTCGTGGTGTCACGTCACTCAGCTCCGATTTCCGCTAGGGATCGGCGGCGCGGGCGGAGGTGTCGGCGGCGTAGCCTGCTTCACAAGCCACGCGATAGCCGTCCGCAAGTCCTGGAAGTGCGCTTGCGCCTCGGGAGTAGCTAGAAACTCGGCTAGTGCGACGTGTGCGCCCTTCACCTGTGCTTCGTTGGCCCACCACGCCCAAGCCTGCAAGGACTCCGGGCCGCGTACGAGGAACAGCGCGTACCACAACAGCGACATGTACAGCGCCGTGGCTTGGTCGTTCGGCAGTACCGACGCGTCGGTGGCGAACACGGTGAGCCCGTCGGTCACTTGGTCCGTCGGCTGCTTGCCGGGGAACCAAAACGTGTCTATGAAGCCGTCGCGCAGACACACGTCTTCGTCGAAGTCGCTCGTCGGAACTCCCGGAATGCCGACCGTCGGCGACAGGCGTTGATACAGGGCGGCGTTCGCCGTGTCGACTTCTCCGCCGCTCCAAGCCACCGTCTGCCAGTGGTCGTTGCCGAATCCCCACTCGGCCAACGCGTCGCAAATGGCGGCGTCTCCGTAACCCTTGACCGGACGTAGGCCGGCCGACTGCGCTCCGAGGAAGTACGCCTTGACCGAGTTCGGGTCGACCTCTTCGTCTACGGCGTAGAACAGCGGAACGTCGGACGGGTACCCGAGAGAGTCGGCCTGCGAGTTGGCCGCGGACGCGTCGTCGTATCCGGCGCCACCTCCGGCGGTGGCTCGAGTGGCAGTCGTCTCCCACGCGCATCGAACGCCGAGACCGACTACGCCGAGTGCTTGCGCCTCGGCTTGGGACAGGTTCTTCGTCGGGTCGGTACTTAGGTAGCGCACGACGCCTTTGTAGCCGGCCGCCGCTATGGCGGCAGGACTAGGACGCGTCCACGCGTAGTCGATTACGAGGTCGCTCAAGTTGGCTCCTTACACCTTCTCCAGTACGATCGTCACTTCGATTCGGTCGGGCTCGCGTCGGAAACGCACCGGAACACGCGGCATCCACGGTCCAGGGTGTCGGCCACGCGGGTAGCTTCCGACGTAGCTACCGTGTCCGTAAGACCCGGAGCCGTCGATTCGAACCCACTTGTATAACGTGGTCACTGGTCGATCGACTCCTGGTAGGCGATGCCGAACACGAGAGCCGCGATCTTGAAGGCGCGGCGACGCTGCTTGCACCAACGAACGTTCTCGACGTTGGTCGGATCGTCTAAGAGCGTGTGCTCGGCGGCGGCCCACCTGTCCAAGAGAGTGTGAGCCCTAGCTCGAGCCGTCTCGACGCCGCCGCCGGCTTGGTGCAGTTGAACTAGGCCGTGCTCGGCCTTTCGAAACAGCTTCTCGCTCTTGGCGGCTTCGCTCACTGTCCTCCTGACTGGACGAATCCTCCGACGAACGCTTGAGCGTTCTCCTCGAGAACGCGGTCGATCTCGTCGAGCAGCTCTTCGGTCTTGGAGTCCAGCTCTTCGACCTCCGGACGGTCGGTCGGCTTCGGAGTCTCGGGCTCCTCGGTCGCAAGATCGACTACAGGCTTTCGAACTTGTGTCCGTTCCGGCATACTTCGACTATGACACGCTCGACGAAGTCGTGTGCGACAAACACGACCGACGGTGTACTAGCTGTCGGAGGTCTAACCGATGGTACACCGCCGACTTCGCGTATCGCGTGGTCGACACGGACAGTTCAGGACGCTTCGGGACAGTTCAGGACAGTTCACGAAACGCGTCCGCGAAACAAGACACCAGGTAGACATAAGGATTAGACAGGACAAAGGACAGTTGGACAGTTCACAAGAGATATACACCACGTGAGAAGAAGGGTCGTCTCTCTCGTAAATACTCGGTCGGTGTATGTCCGCGGGCTCTAAACCGTCTGAACTGTCCAAAACATAGTCTGACCTGCCAAAACATGCGTTTTTCGACCTCTCCGAACTGTCCTGAACTGTCCAGGCCGTCCCGAACTGTCCACGACGCGCGTGCGACGCGTTTGTCGCACACGACGTGCGTGCAGGTGAGACAATAGAAGTATGCCGGGCGAGCCGGAAGGTGGCCCGCAAGAACTCACGCCGGAACAGGCGGCGGCTGCCACAGCCGAGTTCTTGCGGAAACTCGACGACAACGACCAGGCTCTTCCCGAGAACTTGCCGCTAGCGCCTCTGTACACGTTC